CCAAAAAGGGGTAAAAAAGTGTTCTGAGGTAGAAATATATAATGTCATGATAAAAAATTACACGGCGGTCATAAAGCAGATCATGGAAATTGCTGAAAAAAATGGCAAAAAAGTAGAAAACGGAAAAGAGAATGATGATGATTTTTTTGCATTTTTAAAAATGAGGCCATAAGGATGGAGTAAACGGATGTGGAAGTACAAAGACTGGCAGAGGCGTATCAAAACCCGATTTTAGAATACTGGAAGACCATACAACATAAACCGCTGTTATCTAAAATCGAACTTTTACAAAGAGAGATACAAAAGGCGGAAAAGAAAAAAGAGATCAGCGAAGCGGAGCTAGAAAAGAAGAAAAAAGAGTTAGAAAATCTTCTTTCCGAAAAAGAGGAGCTTAAAAAAACAGGCCCTATTGTAAATACAAGCTGGAAAGTTTTTTACATCTATCAAGAAATTGTAACGAATATTCTAAACAATCCACAAAGCGAGTGGGAATACAGTCCAGTAAAAGCAAATCACGTAATTTTGTTTGTCGAAAAATTCTGCAAGCACTCCAAGGGGGATGCTGGCGGAAAACCATTTCTTTTGGAAGTATGGCAAAAAGCACTCCTAGCCGCATCTTTTGGAATTGTAAGCAAGGAAACAGGGCTGAGGAAATACCGAGAGGTATTTTTGATGGTGGGAAGAAAAAACGGAAAGAGTACACTTGCGGCGGCGCTTGGATTATATCTGCAGCTTGGGGATGGGGAAGGCGGTGCAGAAGTTTATGCCTTGGCAACCAAAAAAGATCAGGCAAAAATTATCTGGCTGGAAGCCAAGAAGATGGTCAAAAAAAGCCCTGAATTGCTAAAGTTGGATAAGCCTTTAGTTGCAGAACTGACGGCGGATTTCAACGATTCTTCTTTTAAGCCTTTGGGCAGGGACTCTGATACCCTGGACGGATTAAACGTCCACGGCGCCACAATGGATGAAATCCACGCCTGGAAAGACGACAACCTGTATGACGTTATCGTGGATGGAACGAGCGCAAGAAGCCAGCCTATGGTCTTTATTGTTACCACAGCAGGAACCGAGCGAGAGCACATCTTTGATAAAAAATATGCAGAAAGCAGCAACCTGATAAATTTTCTCAATGGGAAAGAAGGGTACAAGGATGAAACCTTGTTTCCGGTAATCTATGAATTGGATGATCGGGACGAGTGGACGGAGCCAGAGTGCTGGATAAAGGCAAACCCAGGGCTTGGATCCATCAAAAAAACAGAAACCCTGCAGGTAAAGGTAGAGAAGGCAAAAACAAACTCTAGTGATGTAAAAAATCTGCTTTGCAAAGATTTTAATATCCCAGAGACCACAAAAGCGGCATGGCTTACAAAACAAGAGGCAGACAATGAGGCAATTTTTGATATTGTGAAATTGCAGCCAAGATATGGGATAGGCGGCGTGGATTTATCCAGTACAACAGACTTAACGGCCGCGAAAGTGCTGTTTATGGTTCCGAATGATGAACTGATCTATCAGATGTCTATGTATTGGGTGCCGGAAGATTTGGTGGAACAGAAGGTAAGGGAAGATAAAATCCCCTATGATCTTTGGATAGAAAAGGGCTATGTGCGTACATGCCCAGGAAACAACAATCATCCTAAATATGTTACACAGTGGTTTTGTGAAATTCGAGACAGCTATGACATATATTTGCCCTGGATAGGCTATGATGCATGGAGTGCTAAGTACTGGGTAGAAGAAATGAAGTCGGAGTTTGGGCAAAACGCTATGATTGCGGTGCAGCAGGGAAAGAAGACACTATCCAGCCCCATGAAAAATTTGAAAGCGCTTTTGCAAAGAAACGGGTTAAATTACAACAACAATCCAATCGACCGCTGGTGCTTTTACAATACGGCGGTTGATGTTGATAAAAATGACAATATCCAGCCGATCAAGACCAGCAACCCGCGGCGAAGGATTGACGGGACAGCGGCGACACTGGACGCCTATGTGGTATTGGAAGAAAAGTTGAACGAGTACTTGACGCTGATATAGGAGGGAAGGCAGTGAGGCTTTTTAACAGAAACAGGGAACCAACAAAAAACAATACGGGAAACGCCATTGCAATGGTGACAACCTACGGAGAAAGTTTCTTTTCGTGGAACGGGAAACTATATGAAAGCGATATAGTTAGGGCGTGCATCCGGCCAAAAATAAAAGCCATAGGAAAACTAGTGCCAAAACATATCCGCTCGGATCCTCAGAGTGGAATTGTGGTAAATCCAGAAGTTTACATGAGATTCTTGTTGGAGGAACCTAATCCGTATATGACAGGGCAGCAGATGCAGCAAAAAGTAGAAACCCAGCTTTGTCTCAACAACAATGCCTTTATCCTGATTGTTCGGGATGTAAACGGCTATCCTATGCAGCTTTATCCAGTCCCCTGTACCAGTGCGGAGGCGATCTATAACGACAGCGGGGAATTGTTTTTAAAGTTCCAGTATAGGAATGGCAAAAGCGGGACTTTCCCTTATGGAGATATTATTCATCTGAAACAAGATTATAACGAAAATGACATTTTCGGCGAGAGTCCAGCAAAGGCCTTGTCCCAAATGATGGAAGTCATAGGGACCATAGACCAAGGTATTGTAAAAGCGATTAAAAACAGTTCTGTTGTGCGCTGGTTGTTAAAGTTTAATCAGAGCATGAGGCCGGAGGATGTAAAAAAGAATGTAGACGAGTTTATCAAAAACTACCTAAGCACCGAGACAGATACCTTTGGGGCAGCTGGCGCGGATGCAAAAGCGGACGTGCAGCGGATTGAACCGAAAGACTTTGTGCCAAATGCGGCGCAAAGTGACCGCACCATAGAACGGATATATTCTTTTTTTAACACAAATAAGAAAATTGTACAGTCCACCTGGACAGAGGACGAGTGGAACGCCTACTATGAGGCGGAAATTGAGCCGGACGCCATACAATGGGGGCAGACTTTTACACAAAAGCTGTTTAGCCGCAGGGAAAGAGGCTATGGAAACAAAATTGTTTTTGAGGCAAGTAACCTACAATGTGCCAGCCTGAATACAAAGCTGCAGTTTATGGCAATGGTAGACCGCGGGGCCATGACACCAAATGAATGGAGAGCAGTCGTAAATATGGCGCCGGTGCAGGGTGGAGACGAACCTATCCGCAGGCTAGATACACAGGTAGTAAATGCCGTGGAAAAACTAACAAATATGATAAATAAAGACAATTTTACAGTAGTGGCAGAAAGCATAAAAAAAATATTGAGTGGCGTAGGGAAGCCGCGGGGAGGTGAGAAAGATTGTGAAAGTAGAGATCAGAGGGACGATTATCCCGAATGACTATAAGTGGTACTATGATCTGTTTGATATGGACAGCACATCCCCCAAAGATGTACAGACGGCCATAGATGCAGCAGGCGGGGCAGAATTGGAGGTATATATTAACTCTGGAGGTGGTTCTATTGACGCGGGAAGTGAAATTTATACCCTGCTAAGAAGCTACCAAGGCGGCATAAAGATATATATTACAGGCGTAGCGCATAGCGCGGCTTCCGTCATAGCAATGGCAGGTTATAGTGAGATGTCGCCAACCGCGCTGATGATGGTGCACTGTGTTTCGGTTGCCGGAGTAAGTGGAAATCATAACGAATTACAGAAGCGGGTAGAGATGCTTGAGGCAGCAGACCAGGCTTTATGTACCGCATACATGGAAAAAGCAGGCATGACACAAGCACAGGCGCTTGAGCTGATGGAGAAAGAGACCTGGCTAACCGCAGAGCAGGCAAAAAACCGCGGCATGGTGGATAAAGTAATGTTTGAAGGGACGGGGGAAACAGCTTTTGACATGGTAGCGGGCACATCCTGGCTTCCTTCTAAGGAACAGATGGAAGCAGCAAAAAACTTGGTAGCAAAAAAAGAGGAAACGGTGCTTTTTGACCAGGAAAAAGCGCAGGCGGCATTAAATTTATTGAGTTTAGGAGGAAAGTAAATGGACCATGAAGCATATAAGGCAGCGAGGGAAAAGCTGCAAGCAGAAGCACAAAACTTGATCGACGCTGGAAAAATTGCAGAAGCAAATGAAAAGATGGAAGCAATTAAAAAGCTAGATAAAGATTGGGACGAGACAGCAAAGGCGCAGGCAAATATGGAAGCCCTAAAAGGAGAACAGAGAAATATTTGTATGCAGGATATTACTGGAAATATTTCTGTTGGAAATGGGATTGCTGTAGAAAAAACAGCAATGGGAGCTGTTGGAGAAAGTGAAGAACTTACCAACAAATCAGAAAAGTATAAGAACGCTTGGGCAAAGAGCATGATGGGGCAGAAGTTGTCCCAGGAAGAAAACGAATGTTTTGAAATGGTGAATGAGGCCTTTACGCATACTACAAAAAACACAGGAATTATCATCCCAGAGAGCGTCACCAAAGGGATTTGGACAGAGGTAGGGGAAATTTATCCATACTGGAACGACATTGCAAAGACCTATGTGAATGGCACACTGACCATGTTGAAGGAAGGGGATAGCACAGAGGCAGGCTGGTATGAAGAAGATGCCAAGACAGAGGACGGAAAAGAGACCTTCCAAAAAATGAGCCTTTCTGGTTGCGAGTTATCTAGAGCGATTACCGTCTCTTGGAAACTGAAAGAAATGGCAATTGAGGACTTTATCCCATATATCCAGCGGAAGATGGCGGAAAAGATGGGCGCTGCTTTGGGGTATGGAGCAACACACGGAAAAGGCCAGCCAGGAACCGGAGACACCTTTAAGCCAGAGCCTTTGGGAGTAGTCACGGCGCTGGAAAAAGAAGAAGGAACACCACAGATCGTGGAGTATAAAAAGGGTGGCCTGAAATATACAGATCTCACGAAAGCAAGGGGCAAGATTAAGAGTGGATATGCAGGCGGGCTCAAGATTTATGCAAACTCCACCACGATCTGGAATGAGTTGGCCAATGTCCAAGACGCCAACGGACGGCCAATCTTAATGGCGGACGTGGTAAGCGACGGGGTATACCGCGCGCTGTCTATGGAAGTAAAAGAGGATGATTCTATGGCAGACGGCGAAATCTTAATGTCTAATCCGCAGAGGGGCTACATGGCCAATGTCAATAAAGAAATCAGCATGACAACGGAAGACCATGCCAAAGAGCGTGTGACGGACTACTGTGGCTATGCGATTGTAGACGGGACAATGGTTACATCCAAGGCACATGCTCTTTTAAAGGCGAGTGAAGCAACGAGAAGTGCACAAAAGAGTGCTTGAAGGTAGCTTATGGAGATCACAACCGAGTTTATAGAAGAGATTAAAAGAGCCGTCCGTGTAACGGCCAGCCTTGCAGATGAAGAGATAAAAAACTTGGCGGCGGCATGTGTGGCAGAAATGCGGATTGCAGACGTATATATCACAGATCTGCAAGACCCACTGGGAAAGCAAGCGATCATCCTCTACTGCAAGGCGCACTATGGATATGACGAAAAAACAGAGGCTTTTGCGGAAGCATTTCGGGCGTTGCGTGACGCTATGGCCTTGTCTGGAGACTATAAAAAGGCGGTGGAGGAGTGACGGAAGTAACACTGATAACGGAGATAGTTACCAAGGACAGCGGAGGACTGCCAGCAAAAGAAAGTTCTGAAATTGTGGTGTATGCCAGTGAAAAAAGTATCGTACGGACGGAGTTTTATGAGGCCATGCGATCTGGGATTACACCCAAAAAAACATTTGAGCTGAGGCAGGAAGACTTTGCACTGTCTGGGGTAAAGACAAAAAAAGGTATGATATACGCTTCTAAGCTGCTATGTGATGGAGTGAAGTATGATGTCATAAGGACATACCAGAAAGGAAAAAGCAAGGTTGAGCTTGTGTGTATGTAGGATGGCAAATTTTGAAGTGAAAGGATTTGAAGACTTTATTCGTCAGTTGGAACGGGCGGGGGATTTGGAACAGATAGCGCCGGAGATGATAAAGGAAGCCCTGCCAATCTTGGAAGCAGAGTTAAAAGGAACAGTACAGCAAGAGGCAAACAGAGGCTATGCCACCGGAGAACTTGCGGCATCCATAAAACCAAGCAGGCCAAGCAGGAACCAATATGGGTATTTTGGGGTTGTCAGACCGACCGGAAAAGATAACAAAGGGGTCACAAACATGCAAAAATTAGCTCATCTCCACTATGGGACAAGTAAACAACAGGCACGCCCAGTAGTAGCAAAAGCAGTGTTTCGCGCCAGAGGGAAAGTGCTTGCAAAGCTAATAGAGGTATACAGTAGGATGGCGGACACTGATGGAAGTAAATGAGAAATTACAGAAAATATTAGGAAATATTTGTGATAACACCTGGGAATTGGTTTGCCCAGAAGAAAGGCCGCCGGATGAATATATTGTATACAACTCGGTGCTGGATGTTCCAGAAGACTTTGGGGACAACCATCCACAAGAGTGGGTACACCATATGCAGATACACTTGTATACGGCTGGGAGTTATAGGAAGCTAAAAGAGAGTGTTAGAAATGCCTTAAAAGAGTCGGGTTTTGCAGTAGATGAAATAGCAAGGATGTTTTATATTGAACTCGGCTATTTGCATGTCTGTTTTTCTACCTCCATCCAAGAATAAAGATATGAAGAAACATGGCAAAAAAAGGATTGACTTATATATGTATGGCGGAGTTACAAAAAAATGGGACACATGCAAATGGATTCTATATCGGGCCGTCTGCAAAAATCACGGCGACAGCGACCACAAACACGACCAAAGACTTTGGGGACAATCGCGCTGTGGTGACTGATACTTCCGTAACCACAGGGACGGTATCAATTGAAATTAATGAATTTGTGAATAAAACCTATGCCGAAGTATTAGGGCATACATATGACGCAGAAAAAGACCTTGTGACTTGCAGCTCCGGCGACGAGGCGCCCTATATGGGGGTTGGCTGTATCGGGCAGTCCACAGGGGAAAAACCGCACAAAGCAGTAATCTATCCAAAGGTGCAATTTAAAGAACCTACCACCGAATACGACACAAAACAGGAGCAGGTAAGTTACACACACACGACTTTGGAGGGCGATTTCTATACACTGGAAGATGGTGTGTACTCCATCAAGGCCGGATTTGACACGGAGGAAGAGGCAAAAACCTTTATAAACGAAAAATTTGGCATCCAAAGCGCAGCAGGAGGCGAGCCGGGTTCCGGTAGCCAGGAAAACGCAGGGTAAAAAGGAGTGTGGGTAAATGAGTGACTTAAGGCCGAAGGGGGTTCCAGTTGAGATCGGCGGGGAAGAGCATTATCTCCTCTTTACGATCAATGCCGTAGATGAAATTCAGGACAAATTGGATGTTCCGATTGATGAAGCTTTCGATTCCCTGACGAACCCCTGGGAAGCATGGAAAGCACTAAAAACAATTCTTACTTGCTTGTTGAATGATGAGCAGAAGCGAAATAAATTTTATGGGGAAGTCCAAGAAGCAAAGGCTTACACGGAAGAAGAAGTGGGCTGGATGGTGACAGAAACGGACAAGTATGTGATCATAGAGGCTATACTAAAGGCTTATGGTGTATCACTGCCAGAAACGGAGGAAGAAAGCCCAAATGCAAAGAGCGTGCAGCGGCCGGAGAAAAGTTAAATGTTGCACGCATACTGTACATAGGCTGTAAAATCTTAAATTTTTCGGAAAGTGAGGTTTTTCAGATGACAATCCGAAAATTTTTCTTGATATACAACGAATATCTGGAGTTAAACGGCCTAAAAAAGAGAGAAATGACTATAGACGAAATGCCATAAGGCGCAAGAAAGCAGCGATTGAAAGCTGCTTTCTTCTAAAATAGGAGAAGGTGGAAAGAATTGGCAGGTGCTAGGATTGGCGCAGTGATCGCCTTAGATGGAGAAAAAGAGTTTAAACAGGCAGTAAGCAGCATAAATAAAGAGGTCAAGAACCTGGAGTCGGAAAGTAAGCTCCTAAAAGAACAGTTCAAAGGGCAGGAAAGCAGTATGGAAGCCCTTAGAGCCAAGCATGACCTGTTAAGGCGCACTTTGGAAGTCCACCAGAAAAAGGTAGATGAAGTCAGTAGCGGCCTGCAACATGCCAGGGAAGTCTATGAAAAGACGGGAAACAAGCTGGGAGAGCTAGAAGAGATATACAACCAGGCGCGCAGGCGCATGGAAGAGATGGAACAGGAGACAGGTACCACGGCAGAAGCCTTGGAAGAACAGCGGAAAGAAGTAGAACGCCTCTCACAAAACCTGGAAAAAAGCAGGGACAACTATCGAAGAGCCGGAGAACGCGTCCTAAGCTGGGAAACAGACTTAAATCGGGCAAGAACCGCGCTTGTGCATACTAACAACGAGCTTAGGGAGAATGAGCAGGCTATGGAAGCGGCGGGGCAGGAAACGGCGGATTGTGCGGAGGAAATGGAAGAACTAGCACAGTCTGCACAAGAGGCCGCAAGTAGCGCGGGGGATATGGAAGCGGTGTTTGCTGGAAGCCTTGC